CCTCTGCAGTCACCCGGTGGGGTGCGCTGCATTTCAGGTAGCCCATATCACGGGTCGTCTGGGTTTGCAACATCGGCTTGCCGTCTTTGCTGCGGGTCGCCAACCAGACGTTGTTCATGTAACGGGCCACGATGGTGGGAAGCTGCTGCCCCAGGAAACTGGGGAATGCCTTGATGATGCCGCCCGTCTTCTGGTTCTCAATGAGACGCAGGTGGGCGATCAGCACCAGATGGAAATTGTACTTGTCGGAGGTGAGGCGGGCGATCTGGTTTTCGAATCGCTTACGCATGACATCCCAGAGGCTGCGGTCGAAGCCCGACTTGTCGTCCACGATCCCGTTTTCCTTGAGGATCTGGGCCATGCAAACGTCGTTCCAGAAGGTGGCGGAATCCACCACCAGCACCGTCTTACTGTCCCACTCCTCCAGTGGTCCGAGATCCTCATCGGGCAGGGTCCACTTGGTGGTCACCGCAATGGACTTCTTCCATGAGTCAGGATCCTTGGAGCCAATCGAGAAGTAGCTGATGTTGTCAGCCTTACCTTCCTTGAGGTAGGCTGTCAAGATCCCAAGGTTGTTGTCAAGGTCAAGGATCCTGACCTTGTAGTCCTGATTGGCGAGGGTCGCCATCAGGCCGGTCTTGCCCGCCCCCGGATCACCGAGGAGGAGCAGCTTCATCCGCTTCTGGTTTGGGTGTTTCGAGAAAACAGGCATTCTACATTCTCCAGTTCTGATTCATCTGCCCAACTCAGGGATCCGTCAGGCAATCCAACGGTATAGATTGGGCTGGGGTCGCCCTCTACGAGGACGGTGGTACCAGGGGGGAACTTGTTGATGGTGGTCTTCGTGGTAGATCTGTGAGTCCAGCGTATCATTTAGAAGTTACACTCAATATCAACTTCGCGAAGGATCTCGCGTGACAGACTAATCTCTTCAGCCCATCGGCCAGCAAAAGAAGGATCCATAGGCGCGCAGACCACACGACGTATTCCTTTGCTGGCGAGGGAGAGGGCACAAAGATTGCACGGGGGGTGGGTCGTGTAGAGGGTGGCCCCCTTGGTGGGGAAGGCCGCGTTGTCCAACACGTTCCGCTCCGCGTGAAGGGTGTACCTTAGACGAGTGGCCCGATCTGTCAAGCGTTTTGTGGAGTCTTCCAGGCCGGGGGGAAACCCGTTGTAGCCTAGGGCCACCTGTGTCTTGGAGGATCCCACCAGGACGGCACCCACCTTGGTGCTGGGATCCTTGGACCAGGCGGCAACGTGGGTCGCCAGATCCAGGAACCTGTTATCCCACTTCTGTTGTGTTGTCGAGGACGACATCCACTAGTTCTCCCATGCGTCGGAGGAGGGCTGCGGCCTTCTCTGCTGTTTCCTCGCAGGTGAAGGACATGCCACAGTAGGTCCCGTTACGGGCTGCGTTTGCGAGATGCCGAAGGAACTCCTCGCTTACTGCTGCTAGTTCTAGGGACATTGGGTTTCCTTTTGTTGAGGATGGTGACGAGTTCTTCGGTGATGGTGTCCACGGTGCGGGGGTTACCCGACACCGGGACGATCACCAAGATCTGCTTGCGGTTCCGGAAGATGGACCCGCCTATGTGGGTGTAGATCATTTGATGGTGCAGACCGAAGCCACGGGGCAATACTCTTCGCAGCGGACGTTGGATCCCTTACGAACTTCAAGGAAGAGTTGCTTGCTATCTTTCTGGTTGGCCATGAAAGCGGTGGCTTCCGACTCGGTATCGAAGAGGCGGACTGCGGTCTTGCGTCCTTCCTTCATGACGGCAATCTTGGGCGGACGATGCCAGCGATCCTCCAGCGTGCAGGGCGGCACCTCCTTGTGGTACTGAATGCGCTGGGTGATCTTCTCCTGCGCTTCTTCCACGGACCAGAGGGGGATGTCCACCACCTGCACCGGCAGGGATGGGTAGTCCAGGCTGCGGTCTGCCGATCCCTTGTGCCAGTCCCGCAGGAAGGCCACGATCTGCAGATGCTTGACCTCGACCCCATTGCTGCGGAGGAGGAAGGCATACGTGTTGAGTTGGTTCTCCCACTCAGGTTCCACGAGGGAGTGCTTGAAGCGGGGAACGGAAGTGACCTTGTAGTCTTGGAGGATGCCCTCTTCCAGGAGGAGCCTGTCGAATTGGCCACTCAGGAGGACGCCATCGACGTGGGCGAAGAGACGCTTCTCCGGTATGGCTTGGTTGTCGTAGCGTGCCATCACTGCGTGGAAGCCCACACCTAGGAGGGATCCCAGAAGATCGCTGGCATCCATAGGCAGATCGGGGTGCTGCTTCTGGAGGGCCACCATGTGGGGCGGCTTCCAGAGGGAGGTGGCTGTAAGGTCCGCACCTCCTGAGTCGTACTCGTTTGCTTCCAGTGCAGCGACCATGGGCTGCGGCAGGTTGTACTTATTTGATAGATTCATGGAAACCTCTTACCTTTCGGAGGGAGACGCATTCGGGGAATCCCAAATGCAGGTTGGCGGGAAGTGTTGCTTTGATTTCGAGGTAGCGGCTGCGGCATTCCTTTACGGACTCGACTTCTTCGATCACCGCAACGCAGAGACGGTGCCCCGGTTGTTCCCCAAGGGGACAGGCCAGGACGTAGAGGGCGAATAGGTTGGGGGTCATATCTTCCTCTTCGGCTGGAGGACCACGTCGAAGCCAAGCACATCGGCCACGGCCATGACAAGAGAAAGTTTGGGGTCGCGCTCCCCCTTGGCCCAGCGGCGGACGGCTGCCCTGCTGACCCCGCTACGACGGGAGGTCCCCTCAAAATCGCCCGTGGCCTCCTCGACATACACCTGATAGAGTTGCTTGATGAGGGGATTGCAGTTGGGGGCGGCAGCCTTAACCCGCTTGCGGGCAGAGACCATGGCCCCGGCATCGGAGATGTGGCGAAGGTGGATGTCCCGGTTGGTCCAGGTGCGGGTACCCCCATGGCTCACGGCAGATACCTCAGACACAGGATGAGGATGGAGGTTGAGAAGGATGCGATACCCACAAACAGCCACACTAGGAGGGTCCACTCCTTCCAGTCCAGGTTCTTGCGGAAGGGCTTGACGACGTAAGGTGTGGCACACAACCCAGTGACGAGGAGGAATAAGCCTAATCCGAATAGCATGATGATTCCTTTTCCATATCAAGAAGTGCAGTCAAGATTTCGGCGGCGACTTGCGGGACGATGGCGTTGCCATAGGCGCGCAGTCGTCCCACTCGGTTGGATACCCCATGAGCCAGCGGGAATGTGAAGGGTTCAACTGGCCGGGTTTTCCCGTCACGGCAGGGGATGTGATCGGCGTTGGACCAGAAGCCAGTGTTGCTACCCTCGGTAGTTGGTCGAGGCGTGACCGCGTTGAACCATTGGGGTTGGTTCCGGTTGTCGCCATTCCCGGAGTGTCCTTCCAATCCCGTGCTGAGGGAGTGGGCCACCCACCACAGACGCTGCCTGATGTGGGGCGCGCCGACGCCCGCAGCGCAAAGATCCGCCGCCCCCGTGGTGTAGCCCGCACCTTCCAGGTCAGTGCATACGGTGTCAAGCCAGGCAAGGCCCGCCGCGCTAGCAACCTGTTCGCCAACGACGACAGGAGGTTGGAGGGCTGCGACCAGGCGGTGCATCTCGGGCCAGAGGTGCCGTGCATCTGCGGTTCCTCGTTGCTTGCCAGCAGCGCTGAAGGGTTGGCATGGGCAGGATCCAGTCCACAGGGGTTTGTCGTCTGGCCATTGGGCGAGACGGGCGGCGTAACTCCACCCTCCAATACCGGCGACGAGGTGGACTTGGGTGTATCCTTTGAGGTCGTCGGGTTGCACATCAACAATACTCCTTTCATCCACGATGCCGGGGGCAATCAACTTGGCAGCAATCAAGTTGCGTAACCACTCGGCAGCATACGGATCGTTCTCGTTGTAGTAAGCGGTCATGCCTTCACCTCGTTTTACGTTGATACGCCAGAAGACAAAAGTCTAACCCAGCGAAGTTTTTTCCCTAACGGATGTTTGTCTACTCGGGGGCGATCTGGGGAAGACCACGAACCCCCCGGAGAAATTCGATCCTGTACCCAACCAGAGGCACGCAGTGACGTTCCCGACTCTTCAGCCAACACGTAAGTGATGATTTTTTTATACC